CCTATCCGGGCAGCCCGTTTACGGGCCGTAAGTAACGAAGTTGGATGCAAATGTCAGATCGTGTGCGCCTGTTAGGGCGCGGCTGGTAAGAGAGCCTTATAGGCGCATTTGAAAAACCTCCGGCTATGCCGGAGGATATTTATTTCATTCATAGTGCAGGGTCAAATCATTCCCACTCAATTATTTACGATAACCATAACCAATTGAGTGATAACATTTTTCCAAATCTCAATTTTTCCCGTACCGTTTTATATACCGTCACCGGAAATCAGTACCGTGAAAAATGCCATGCTATCTGGTCAGGGTGTCGTACTGTTTTTCGCAGACTCTTCCGGCTTCGGATGCCCGGTCAGCATACTCTGCCAGTTGTCTATTTCTCTCGAGAGATTTGCTGAACACGTCGGAAAGCAAAACTCCGGTGTCTGCGGCTGACGACCCAGCGCCGACAATGGCGTTATAGTGCCTGAGCTGCTCACGGATGGCAACGAGCTGTTGCTGCAACCGGCCAGCGCGAGCGGCAGCATCAAGAGCATCATTGCGCGCCTGGTCGATCCTATGCTGCGCTTCACGTTCATTGATCGATTTCTCCTGTTCGTAGTGCTGACGAACTATCTCATCTTCAGCTTTGCGGTCTTTCTTCGCCTGCGCATACCCGGCATCGTACTGACGACTGCCGTGTGCATTCCAGGCTACAACTCCTGATATGACCAGAACAGCAAGCATCGCCATGATAACCAACTGTTTCCAGTATGCTTTTGCGAATGCCCAGATCATACCGCCAGCACCTTACTGGCAGTGATGTACCGCGCGCGCCGGTCGTCGATGCCGTTCCGGCCACCATTGATAATCAGAGTTACACGTGCAATATCGCCGGTATATTCATGCATCCTTTGCTGGCGAAGAACCACGCCGCGCTACGAGCCGCATATTCGTCCTGCGCCAGCAGTTCAGGGCTCTCCAGCAGGTCAACCTTCAGGCCGTTTCCGCAATCACGATAGTTATTCAAACCGGTAATCTGGATAAGTCCGCGCCCTCGGTAATTCCAGCCATCACCAGGGGCATTGTTCCCCATGCGTTTGCTGTACACCAGATTGGCGATCGCACGCTGGCGCTCCAGAGGCAGAGACTTCTCATATGCTTTTCGTCCCAGCGTGCTGGCCTGGTCCGGCGTGATGCGTCCGGCACGGATAAACCCGGACAGTCCATTAACGCTGTAGTTGAAGTTTTCCTGTAACCGGGTAAATCCTCCGGACTCATGCCCGACCTGCGCGATAAACATCGCCTGGTCATCTGGTTTGATAATGCCAAACTCATTCATGGCAGCAGTGATATGCAGAAACCAGCGTGCGGCCAGCGCCTCGCTAATACCAGCAGCTCGCTGGAATTGTTTAATCTCCATGTTTAGACCTCGATACTTTGAAAATTTGAACGACGTTACCGCGCGTTTTAATAACCGCAGCGAGCATGACAGCGTTGATAATGACCTCAGATAAATCCACAGCCATTGGCGTGCGTAACCAGATTGCATAGGCGACACGAACAGGAATACTGGCCGCAGCAACAATCAGGAAATAAGCAAGCCACCCTCCCCATCTTCGGTGTTGTGACCCGTTACGCCGAAATGTGACAACGCGAATTGCTATGCCAGTACAAATAACTGCATTGGTGATAAGAAAAAAAAGCTCATACGTTGCCATCGTCTTTTCTCCCCGGAATTAACTCACGTGGATTATCGGAACGGTGATAGAGCCAGATGCCAATTCGTACTGCGACGATTGCTGACACGAATGCGCCAGCAGAGAAAACAACCCCTTTCTCGAAAGAGTCCTGCGTGATAGTAGGGATCAGGCTAGCTACGCCTATAAGAATTGATGCTGCTGGTTTGTAGAAAAGAAGCCCACAGAGAAAGCTAAGCATCGACAAGAGTACGCGACGACTAATTGGGTACTCTACCGCAGAGGTAACAAAAATTACCGCTCCTGACAAAGACCCCAACGCTACTTCTGGAGGTACTCCTGCTATCACCGCAGCTAGAGAACCAAGACTAAGCCATTGATTTAATGTTTCACTGGTTAGTTGAACTGACATAGAAACCACCGTTTACTGTGCATAAAGACCCACCTTAGTTGGTGAGTCCATCATACACAATTAATACATATATGGTTTAATTGAAATCCCTAAAAACATTCTGAATAGGTGAGGTGTTTTCTGGCTCCATAGCTATGACGTGGCTTTTGATGCCTAACTTTGTAAGGTGCCACGACAATGTGATAGGTACAGAGGATTCAGTTACCAATGCAAAGCCTTGTGTGTCCCGCTTTTGTCTCATGCAACTAAAGCACTCACGATGCACTTTTTATAAAAGGAACCAATCTGATAATTGAGCTAATTATAACTGATGAGATCAGAACTAAAGAAATAGATGCAAAGTATGAAAGGAATGCATTATCTATTGTTGTCTTTATTGTAGGGAATATTAGTAATATTATCGCAACATGAACACAATAAACTCCAAGGGAATAATTTGAAACAACTTTTGTAAACCAATTTGATTTGTTAAGCTTAATTAACGCCATAAATAGAAATATTGATTGAAGAACAACCATTGGATTTGTGTATTCATAATACTTCTCTGACGGCGCTCCATTATTATAACAGTCATAAATCGTAAGAGTTGTTATTAGTAATGTAATTAGAATATAAACCATGCTTGGAACAGACCATCTTACATTGTACTTAAATGAAATTTCCTTAACAAAAGCACCCACTATTAAATAAAACGAGTATGTTGAAAATTGACCAAGATAATATCTATTTATAATTTCAACACCAAGGCCAAACTGAGCAACAAGCAGGCATGCAAACCAAAGCGAAATATAAAAAATCTTATCACCAAATGATGCCGACAAATACCAAGATGATAAAATAGGCATCATGAGATAAACGCCAACAATCAAATAAAGATACCATAGATGAAACATTGGAGGATCAATTAATATTGACATGAGTGAATTTATTGAAACTTGTGCGTTTCCAACAAATGATACAAAAAAAACATAAAACACCCCCCAAAATAATATTGGAGGAAGAAGTCTTGATATTCTTCTCTTCATAAAATCAATTGAACTGATAACTCTTCCTATCAATAAATACCCTGAAATCATTATAAAAATAGGCACGCATGGCCGCATTGCTGAACCAATCAAAGCGAAAACAGGCCAGTAGCTCGTAATGTCATAAAAATACTGCGAATTAATATGAAGAACTACAACCATAATAGCAGCTACGGCCCTAATATTGATTACTTTCTCATCCATTTTTTGCACCTATGCATAGTATTGTGCAAAATAATAGCTGTATATTTAAATTTGGCAATTAATTTTTACGATGATGATCCTGCAACACGCCAAATTTTATCCGCTAACAAAATCCATTTGTACGGACCTACAGCCGATGGATACAGTAACTCCCACCTTGTACCAATTGGGTAAAAATTAGCATCTCCCGTAGGTGGCAGTAGAGAGAGTATTGTAATCACCCCTCCCTCAACCCTCCCAAGAACAGTATACGTTGAATTTCCTGTTACTGAGTATCCACCTCTTTCATCATGAATATTAATTATGGATTGAACACCGCCCCATGTGATTTTATTGTTTGCATGGTCAGGAAATATAGAGTTATTCGAATTTATCACCGCCGCATTTATCTTGGTGTATTTATCTGTACCACCTCCAACATAATCAGGAAGATAAGATGAGTTTAAATTAATTACAGATGAATCAAGTATAAAAGATTCTGCATCTCCTTTCTTTGGATTTACCCCTCTAAAACCATTAATACAAATTCTAGAACCCCGAGCATATATCTGTGTCCCTGTTATTTCTTCGCACCCACAACCATCTAACACAATCCCGGTGCAATCCACAAATTTATATGCGGTTCCATTTGCAAAATCCACAGCGCATCCTGTCATTGTGCTATATGTCGGATTTTTAAGATCGAATCCAACACCTGAACATGTTTTCACATAAATATTGTTTAAATTATATGTGGTTCCACCTGCTTCGATTTTAACTCCAGTAACGACATCCTGAATAGTAATGTTTGCCCATGTCTGCAACCAGCTATCACTAGTGCGATAACCGGTTTTCACCCTATGAATATACAGGTCCTGAAGGCGCACATTGTAACTGATAGCGCTATATATCCCGTAATCACAAGGATTTGGCGCAGTATTTAGAATACTCAATCCAATTATTCTGGTGCTTCTTGTTTGTGTCCCGCTTAAATCACCTGATGTGTCACTATCCATATCTACCGCAACAATAAAGTCTTTGGAGAAGCTGTGTGGTACACCCTGCCACATGCGATCCGGAACGGTTTTAATATCGTTACCTGTTTTAATTAATCCACAGGAATCCATACCGCACCCCTCCAGCGTGACACGTGGAGGCACGATAGCGCCATACTTAATATCGTAAAATCCATTGAGCCTGAGCGTACCTCCTTCATATGGAAGGCATGCGGTCAGACGTTCAAAGGCTTCACTGTTTTGCTCAGCCGTCCTAGACACCATCATGCCGCCATTCTCTACCGGAATATCGATGTGGCTTCCTGTTCGCTTCCAGCGCTTACCTCCGGGGGTAACAAAAATATTCACACCATCGTCAGCTTCAGAACTGCCAAACGACATGAACACCCCACCTCCAAGACCGGGGGTATCGCTATAATAACCTCTGACAATAATTTGCTGGTTTACTGACGAAGGTTCAGTATTTCTTAATGTGGCCACATCAGGGCAGGAACCGATATTTTTAAACCCATCGGTGGCAGCAAGCTGCAACATGACATCAGTAGCGCTCCCAGATTCCGGGAGAACCATGATTGGGTCTCCTGAATCATCCATTGCAACAATCTTATTCTTACGTTGCTCAACGCCTGGTAAAGTTGATATCGGTTCTGGAGTTCGTAGCGTTCTGCTCAGGTTTGTTTCTGCAACCCCATCAACATAACTCTTTGTTGCTGCATCCTGTGGGCGTGACGGGTCACGAAGATTGCGGATGTAGTTTCCAAGCGCATCATAGTAGTTGGCTACGAAAGATGAACCGCCCCGGGTTTCCTGGAGAGTATTTTATCTGTGAACTCAGGCTGCCAGATCATCGTTTCCGATGGAAGCATAATAAGCTTTTTCTGCTTC